CAAACGTGCCATTGCCCGTTCACGGGGACTCATGGACTGTCCGTTCGGGCTGACCGCCGGAGAGCCGTTGATAATCGGTGTGCCCATCTGGGTCGCTGCACCGGCTCGACGGGCTGCGATTGTCTGTGCCTGCGTGAGAACCTGATCTTCCAGTTCACGAATGGCTGCGGATAGGTCAAGGTCGGATCGTTTGGAGGCTGAGACGATGGCCGCCGTCGCCAGAGGGGTATTCGGGTCATACCCATGCTGAACCAGCGTGTCTTCGATCTGCCGTTCATACTGCTGTTGAACCTGCTGCTGCTGGTACGCCTGGAGTCGCTGCTCGACGAGCTGTTCGACCTGCTGGGGCGACAGACCGGCCTGCTGAGCCTCTTGAACAGCCTGATTGGTGACAGCCTGTTGCTGGGCCGGGGACAGATAATCGTTCCATCTTTCACCGGCGAGCGTCTTGGCATTGTCGATCATCCAACGGGTAGCGGTTTCGGTGTCGCCTGAAGCGTATGCAGAAATGAAATCCTGGATCGCTTTGGCGTCATCGGGGTGCATGTTGTTGAACGTCTGCGCGATCGGCTTGTATCGTTCCCGCTCTTTGATGCGATCCTGAACTTCGGCTCGGTATCGCTGTTCCCAGTCGACTGATTGTGTGCTGGCAGGGTCAGTTGCCAAACCTTCGGCTTCGACCGCATCCACGGCTGCTTCGGGGGCGAAATCTGTCATTGTGCTGGCATCTCCTGGTTAAAGGCCGGTTGCCCGGTTGCTGGTGGGGGGACCATCGAGCCGGGGGCTTCGTTGGCTTGCGGGAGCATTTCTGATCCCGGCATCTGCTGTTGCATCTGGAGCTGCTGGGCAGCTTCTTGTGCGGCGATTGTCTGGTGCGCCTGGACGTGCAAGTCGATTGCCTGACGAACCTCAGCGGTTGCCATCTCGTAAGCAGGAGTTTTGCGTTCCTTGTTGTGCTGGGCGATATGGCGGGCGTGATCGTCGAACTCGGCTGGCATCACCGGGATTGCCTGCATGAGTAGACCGTTCTCCCATTCAGCCTTGGCGACATCCGGGTCCTGGGTGGCGAGGAAACCCTTCGGGTCGGGCAGATCAAGCATTCGGGACAACGCCATCGGGTCGATGTTTTGGAACGCCTGCGGGAATCTGTCAGCCAGGCTTGTGATAACAGATTGGGTGGCGATCTTCGACCTCGGTGCGGTGGCATCCAACGGGACTTTCACCTGCGGGAATTCGTCGATGTCTTCAGCCGTCCAGGAGAACTGCAATGTCTTGCCGTCGGGGGTGGTGAGGGTTTCGGTGCGAACCATGCCGGACTGCTCAGCGTTTGCCCGGTACAGCTGCAACACCATCTGGCCGATGCGACCCCACATCTGCGACTGGTTGCGTGCCATCGGGCCGAGCGGGGTGTCGTCCTTTTCAGCGAGAAGGGACAATGCCAGGCCGGAGTTGCGGTCGCCGGGAGCCTGACCTCGAGTGACCGCATGGGTGAAGAAGATGTCGTCCATCTCCGATTCCAGCTGTGCGGCCTCGCCGGAGATCCAGCGGGGCACATCGGGTGCTGTCTGCCAATGCGGTTCGCCCAGCTCGGCGTTGTACTCGAGTGTATCTGCCGGGTCGGTAGTGATCGTGTCAGCATCCTCAATGGAGCCTGCCGGGATCATGAGTCGAGCGTTAGCAGCTTTTCGCATGTGCTCCAGGATGGTGGAACGTGCCCGGTTGTAGGCGTACTGGATGTCTCGAGCGGGGGTCAGGAGCGTGTTGCCGACCCAGGTGCGCGGGATGCGACGCTGAACGGACAGCGACAGGTTGAGTGTCTGGAACGGGAACGGCCAGCCTTCCCCGTCAGCGTAGGCGTACACTTGCTTATTGTTGACGACATGGACGACACAGCCGGGGGTGGTGCGTGTCGGACGCTCGTAGTAGCAGTAGACGAGCGTGAGGCGAGGAGGCTGACCTTGCGGACGGCGGGACAGCAGGGTGCGATGGCGGGACGACAGGACGGCCTCGGCGTCAGGCACCGGGTCCCAGTCAAGGTTGTACTGCTCTTTGACCTGCTCAGGTGGGAGAGCGACGCATTTGATCCAGTAACGGGCGTCGCTGATGGATGCGGAGCCTGGCTCCAAACAGAATTCGCTGATGCCGAGCGGGGTCAGCTTGACGCCACCGGCAGGGATAGGGACTGCGGTGACGGGGTCGACGGCGATGGTCGGGCCGAGGTTCGGGTCCCATTCAACCGAAATGGCAGCTACGCCACCGTACAGAGTCTGGAGAAGGTTCTCCTCACGGATTTCTTCCCACATGTTGTGGTGCGCTTCGGATAGCAGGAGCTGCTCTTGGAGGCGCTGACGTCGAAGGCTGGCGTCGTCGATACCGGTCGGTTCCACTTCCCACAGGAGCGGGGAGCGGGTCATTCGGGCGATCAGGTTCGTGGTTCGAGGTCCAAACTTGTCGACGGTGATACGGGTATAGCGTTCCGCTTCGGTCGCATAGTCGAGTTCCTGGACGATGTTGCGTGTCTGATCCCACCAAACCCACTGATGCCCGCCGTTGTAGGAGGCGTTCATCCAATAGTCACGACGCTCTTTCAGGAGATACTGGTCAGCCTTATTCCAGAGTGTGATGACTTGATCTGGTTTGGGTGGGTTCCAATTCATGGGCCGACTGCCTCAGTAGGGTTGTGCCATGCGGCGCGTACATTTTGAGATTCTGTTTCTTGTTTTTTTGGTTTTGTTCGCCTGGTGGACTCGGTCGCTATTGTGACCGCAGGGTTCTTGCTGAGGAGCAGATTAGTCAATCTGCGGTTCTCGCGCAGGAGTACCACGATAACGGCTGTCAGCGCAACGATTGCGAGGATGGAGGGGATCACAAGTCCCCCACGAAGTCGGTGTCGATCTTCGGCTTCGGCTTGGCTTTGGCCGTAGTCGGCTCGGAGGTTTCCTCCCGACGAGGACGCCCGCGCTTGCGGACAAGGGGTGAATCCGGCTCAGACCGTGCGGTGTCTGGCGCAGGAGCGTCCCCGTCGTTCGGAGGTGTGGAGCCTGCCTTCTCCACGGTAGGAGATTCTATACCGTGGACGGCCCCAGCGATCAAATTGAGTTTCTGTTCCAGCTCGTTTGCTCGGTTCGTTTGATATTCGGCGTCGGTCTGTGCGGAGCGGAGCGCACCAGCCGAGACGAGCTCCAAACCTCGATGCTGGGCGCACATGCGTCCGATCTCAACGGCGCAGTCGGCGCACAGGTACAGGCGTGTGGTGGCTGACGGGTTGACATCCTCCGGGGAGTTGTGTCCGTCCAAGTCAAGTTCCATGTCGATGATCGGCTTCGCGACCCCTCGGCACACCCAACAGCAACCTGGCAGATAGTTGTAGTTGTCGACCAGTCTCATTCACCATCTCCGTTTCTTCGCTGATTTGTCCAGCTTTTCCATGAACTTCTGCACCTTACCTTCTGCACCTTCCCGATATTGCTTGCTGCGCCTACTGATTTCAAGGTAGGGGCGGGTGGCGAGCAGATAGCGGAGGGCGTCCACAGCGTGGTCTTCATCGTTGGTGTCGATGTCCTCGATCTTGCCTTTGTCGTGGCGCATCGCTGGGAGGGTGCGGAGGAGGTTTTCGCAGGTGGAGAAGATCTTCAGTTTCGGTTCGCCGGTCTCCATGTTGACCTGCATGTATCGCCGGATGTTCTGCCAGCCTGCGATACGGGCGTTCTTCGCTCGGGTGACAGGAACGCCGACCTGGTTGTACACGCCGGAAACGGTTTGCCCCATGCCGGACGTGTTGTTGTAGGTGGACGGGTCGATGGCGGTGGCGGTGACGTGCTCGGGTTTTCCGTTGGTCAGGACAGATAGGGCTTTCACCTGTTGGGCTTGCTGAGCTGCGGTCAGGTTCTTCTCGTAGGTTTCCCGGTAGACGTAGCAGATGCCGGTTGCCGGGTCCCACGCTCCCCACAGACAGCAGTACGGGTTGGCTGTACCGAAGTCGATGCCCCGGTAGCGAGGCCATTCGGGTGGGATTTCGAATGGGTGGACAACGTGGATATCCCGTTTGAATTCCGTAAAGTACTGGCCTGTGAATGTGTCCCAGTCTCCTAACAGTTTCTGTTTTCGCTCGGTTTCGGGGAGCATCGACAGATGCTTGCGGTAGGTGGGGTCGATGTGCGGGTTGTCGTCGACGGTGGACGGGACGAAAGCGACGACCAAATGATCTTCGGGGTCGTGGGGGATGTCCATGTGTTCGATGTCAGCCGGATCTTCCGGTATCTCGACACGTCGAACAATGTCGGGGTTTTCGAATCCGTCTCGCACGTCGTAGACGACGGCGTACCGTCCGTGGGCGGTCGGCTGGACGAGCATCTTGTACAGGAACGTGTGCCCCTGGTCGCCAGGGTTGGTGGCGAACATGACATGGGTGCGGACGCCGAGCTTCACCATTTTGCGTGAGGTTCGGAGTCGACCGGAGATCATCAGCATCTGGTATGGGGTAAATTGAGTTGCCTCATCAAAGCCGATGAAGTCGTACTCTGCGGACATGTATTGACCGACATCTTCGTCTCGTCCGCAGAACCCGTACTCGATGACGGAGCCGTTCGCATACCACCAGGCTTTGACGTTGTCGATGGAGCGCAGCTGGGCGTCGACGTTCAGTTGGGCGTAGCGCACCTGGGATCGAATAATCAGCGATCGTCGTAGTTCAGGTAACGCTGTTCGTACGAGGAGGGTGCGATGGCCGGGATATTTCACTGACAGCTCGTGGGCGTGATAGGCGAGCAGTTCCGACTTGCCTCCACCTGCTGCTCCTCCATAGAGCAGCCAATCGGTTTTTTTGACGAGAGCGTGTGCTGTTTCCTGGCGTTTATTGCCGGTGAGTCGCCATGCGGACATGTCCGCTTCGAGGAGCTTCAGGTATTCATCCTGCTCGGACAGGGTGAGCTGCACGAATTCGTCGTCGGAAAGGAAGTTCATTGAAACAGTTTCTGTTCGGTGAGTGTGATGGCGAGGCTTCCTGATCCGGGGAACAGGTCGTCGATTGTGTCTGTGGCCGGGTCGTAGAGGAGGAGGTCGAGGACCCATCGGTTGAATGAGTGTGGTTTTGCTCCGGCGACTATTTTCCCGGTTTCCATGGGGGAGATGCAATGATCTCGCACCATAGGGCGTTTCGGGTCTTTTTTGACGGTGCGCCAGATGACTGGTTCCCATGTCCATTGGGTGGAGGTGGGTCGGATTTGATGCCAGGTTTTGCACCATGCGCCGATCCTGATGTCTTCTGGGCAGGATGGGAGTATCCACGGGAGGTCTTTGGAGTTGCATGAATACGCCCATCCGTCGGGGTATTCGCTGCAGAGTTTTTCGATCAGCTCAATGTGGGTTTGTTTGTTGTCCCAGTCTCCGGCGTCGGGATGATGTTTGCCGTAGATCTCTTTTGCTCGCCCATAGTAGGGCGGGTCGGCGTAAGCGAATTTCATAGGAGTTTCCCGAGATGTTCGGCAACCCAGCGTGCAACGGGTGTGGCGACCCCGTTTCCGCATTGCTTATATCGGTGGGAGTCTGCCTGTTCGGTCCCGTCTGCTTTCCAGCGGGTGTGGTCGTCTGGCCAGCCCATGAGGCGTTCGCATTCGATGGGTGTGAGACGGCGTACCGCATAACTGTTTTCTGCGATCATGGGGGTGTTTCCACCGCCGGTTCCCATTTTGGCGGGGAGTGTGTGGCTGACGCCTTTTCCGACTCGAGGTCCGTCCCGATACGAGTTTTCGAAGACGACAGGCTGGGCGACTGATTGTGCGCCGGTTGTGTCCAGTGTGTACGACGGGTCGCCTTCTTCCCCGACTCCAAACCCGTTCTGCCGTTTTTCTATTTCCCGTCCGTCTTGGATCGGTATGGCTTGGGCGATGAACAGTTGTGCGTGGTGCGACTGTGGGGATGGGCGCAAAGCGTTCAAAGCAAGCGATGTGTCGGCTTCGGTAGCTGAAAACGTGTTTGCTTTGGCGTCTTCTCGGATGCTGTAGGCGATTGCTGGCGGGGAGGATATCCCGACCCCTGATCCGACTTTGACGGGTGGGGAAATGTTTTCGTGCACCCCGGCGTAGCTGCCGAACTGGGAGTCGAACGAAAGCAACTGGTCTTCGTCTACTTGCTGTTTGACACCGCTGAGAGTGCTTTGTCCAGCATGTCGGGCAGTTGTTTGCCTCGGCGGGCTGCCCTGCGGAGGATTCCATCCGCTGCGCGGGGCGACAGGCAATATTTGCTGTCCACCTCGTCCGGCAATTGCAGGATCGAAGACAGCAGTGAGAAAGACTCTGCGCCGTCGTTGGGGCACTCCGAACCAGCGTGCATCCAGGAGATGCCATTCTTGCTCCAATGCCCCGATGTTTCCCAGCGTTTCGATGACCGCTTGGAAGTCGTCGCCTTTGTTGGAGGTGAGTGCTCCGGCGACGTTTTCCCAAACAACGATTCTTGGGTACTGGTTTCTTGTTGCATCCCTCATCTCCTTGATTATTCGTACTGCTTGAAAGAACAGGTTGGATCGGTCGCCGTCGAGGCCGGCTCGTTTCCCGGCGACAGACAGATCTTGGCATGGTGAACCGAAAATGATGCAGTCGACCGGCTCCAGCTTGGTTCCGTCGACATCGCACACATCTTCGTATTTCGGTATCTCAGGCCAGTGGAATTGGAGGATCTGCTGGCAGTTTTTGTCCCATTCGACCTGCCAGAGGCATTCCCAGCCTGCTTGCTCAAAGCCCATGTCGAACCCGCCGACACCGGCAAATAGTGATCCAAATGTGGTCATTGTTCCCCTTCAAGTATCCGCACGATGAAGAAGTGAGGATCAAAGTGTTCCTCTGTGTACATGAGTTCTTCTTCGTTGTCTGTGAGGGGGATGTCATGCGGGTAGCAGTGCATGTGTGTGCACCAGCCTTTACGAATTCCTTTGTTGAGCCATTGCTCAAAGGAGTTTCGCCCCATAACGATCCCTTCTCTCGGATCGAAGTGTAGCAGTATCAGCCTGATCCGTCACCAATAGCACGCAAGCCGGCCTCGACACGCTGTTTGGCTTCGGCTCGGAGCTCCTCGAGGCGGGACAGGCGGTCTTCTGGGGAGCCGACACGCTGTTCGTTGATGGTGGTGGCCTGACCCATTTCCAAACGGAGGATGTCGTACCAGATTTTCGCGACTTTGGTGGCTTCTTCAGCTGATTTGATTTCCCATTCGTTGGAGACGAGCCGGAGGCCGAGGTCGACGATAATGGATTGCGCCAGTTTGGGGAGGATTTCCCGGCTCGCGACACCTTGGGCGAGCAGATCCTCGCCGAGAACCTTCAGTTGGGCGGCCCGTTGCTGGCGTTCCTCCCTGGTGAGGGTCTTTTGGACTCGTTCTTCCTCCACATCGGCAGCTCTTTTGGCTCTTTTTGCTACCTGAACCTCTTTTTTGCTGACAACAGTGATCGTGTCGAGGTCTTCGACCGGTTTGGTGGGAGTTTTGGGGCGCGGTTTGCGTCCTTTGATGCCTTCGACGATGTCTCGGGCGTCATCACCGACTTTCTTCATGGTTATTCACCCATTCCCGGTATGCCTGTTCGGCGTCCTGACGGCATTTGTCGTCTCCGCAGTGGATCGCATGGAATAACGCTTCTGCGATGTCTGCCAGCCGGTCGATGTCGGTGCTCACAGCTCGATGTCTCCGCTCAGGATGTCGTGTTCGGTCGCCCAGATTTGCATGGAGAGGCTTGCTGTGGAGGCAGCTGCGAGCATTTCGACGGTTGTGAACGTGCCGACATCATGTGCTTTCTCTGCGAGCTGGAGGACATGGGCTGCTCCGATGAACGCGGCTTTGCACAGTTCCGGTGTGGGGGTGAGTCCGGCTGCTTCGAGAGCGAACGCTGCTTGTGCGACAAGCTGATCGTTGCCGAGGCGGGTGACGGTGGACATCAGGTCATCAACTGCGCTCATCATCAACCTCAATGTTGTTGCGCTCCAGGAAGATCACGAGTGTTTCGACATCACGGACGACCGGATCACCGTCAGGCCAGACGGAAGCCCCGTCGAATTCTTCGATAGTGAACCGACCGTAGTCGTATTTGAGGGTGCGGACACCAAGTGAAATCATGGCCTCTCCAGAAAATGTTGTGGTGATACATGACATTATCAGTCGGGGGGGTGTATCATGCGATCCTGTAAGGCCAGCGTTCACGTCGGGATGACGCAGCGCAGACGGCTCACTGGGCGTTCATCGGTTGCACGATGCGGGCTGACACACGGGAACGTGGGTAGATCTCTCATGCCCAGACGCATAGATCCTCCGAACGGTTGGGCAGGAAGATGAGAGAGGCACGGGACCGTGAGGCCGCAACTAACAACGAGTGGACATCGAGAAGGTCCGGAACTTCGTACGGCGTAGGGCTGCGAAGGGGAGGGCATTGGCTATGCCCGTAGGGGATAGGCGAAGCACACACACAACCAGGTCTGAACAAACACCTAGATAGCAACCGAGCGAAGCGAGGGCGGTAGCCCAACGAGGAGCTTGCGACGAGGCGGGAGAAACCAAGCTCTCGAAGCAACCCGCTTCACTAGCTGCCAGCAACTCGAGATGCCCTAAAAGCCCCCACACCAGCAAACACTCCCAAACGCCGACCCCAAACCCTACCAACCGCCCAACACCCCCTCGAAAAACCCAAAAAATACGGGCGCACGGATAGAAATAGGTGGGCGGGGACCCCTCCCGGGGGCGGGGGGTGGGCAGGGTGCGGTGCGGCCCGAGCTCGTGCAGTGGTGGCAGAGCTTGCAGTGTGCAGCTAATCACCTCGTCGATGGTGGGGCACAGGGTTCGGAGGGTGACGGGCAACGGGTGCGGGGCTCCTCTCCTCCCGACCTTCCACACTCACGCTGGCAATGGGGGACGATGCCTCCCGGCGGGGCACGACTTCGGACTGCCGTCCTCGTCGTAGCGTGCGAACCGACGGGGCGAACCTGCATCGCACGGGTGCTCGGATGCTTTCAAGGCTCCTCGATTTTGGTCGGCAGGGTGTCGGGCGTGGGGTTAGTGGTCGGATACGATGGGGGTGCGCTCTCCGAGTGGGGGGTGTCCGACGTGCGGTCGGTTGATTGGTTAGGGGTTGTCATGGCTCGGTTGATTGGGTACTGGGATGAGGAGTGGCGCGCGCATTGCACGGGGTGCATGTCGGGCGATGAGTGTTCAGGGTGTATTTACGATGACGACGTGTCTTCGGAGTTGCAGCAAATGCTCTCCGAGTTCGGGTTGGGTTTTGTTGTGTGTGGTTCGCTTATCTGGGATCGTGATTCGATTGTGCGGACGTTGTTGGGCTGGGAGACGCTCGTCGATGCGGTCGAATGTGAGGCCCGAAGTCTCGCCGAGTGGGCGGAGGCGTTGCGGTTCGGTCGTGCTGGTAACGGTTCGGTCGAATGGGCGTCGGCGATGCTTGACGCATTGGAGACGGAGGGCAACGCGATTCGTGAGGCGTTCCGTCGGTACATTGACGAGATGGGGGGCGAGTCGTGAGTGTTCCTCGTTTCGTTGATGTGTGCTACGGGTGCCAGGGTCGTTACGGTCGGATGAGTGCCGATGTGTGGGCTCGTCGTGTTGATTCGTGCGGGTGTTTGGTGCTCGGTTCGGATTTGGGAGCCTGCTCGAATTGCACGGAACGCGTCCGATTCTTTCAAGCGCACACGTTCGATTACTCGGCGGGTGTGGTGCATCACGATGACTGTGCACGTCTTGAACCGGTGCGGGGTGTGTTGTGAAGGTGTCGCGTGTGCGTGTGACGTCGTATCTTGGTCGTGCGTGCACGACGTGGGTCGTCAATCGTTCGGGTCGACGTGGTATCGGCGAGCGTGTCGTGGTGTTCATGTGGCACGACTCCGGTGATATCGACCTTCGGCATTGTCGCGGTGATGGTCGTATTTCGTCGTTTGTGATCTACGAGGAGCGCACGCTACGAGCGGGAACCGATGCGGTTTTGTATGTCAACGAGATTGCGGGTGGAATGCTCAACGGGTGAATGGTTGACCCTCGCACGGTCGGCGTGCGTTGTCGGGTTCGATTCCCGGCGGGGGTGCTCTCGCCTATAGGGGGCGAGTATCGAAAGGGGTAGCAATGAGTGCAGAAGTGTCTACGGGTGTCCGGTTCGCCGGTCGATCGTGGGAGCCGGATTTTCATATCGCGCACTACGTCGATGGTGTGGTGTTGTGTCTTGATTGTGCGGTGGCATGCCATAAGTGCGGTGACCTTCAGGAGGGTGTGCCGGTGTTGGTGCGGGAACTCTCCGAGTCTGATGAGGGCGCGGTAGGTGTTGCTCATCCGGAGCAGTGGCAGTGTGAAGGGTGCGCCGGTTCGCTCTTCGATCATTTTGTGAATGGGCTCGAACTCGTCACGGAAGATTTCTCCGGCGAGTCTGAACTACTCGGGGGGTGTGCGCTCGTGTCTGATCTGTGTTACCGGTTGGGTTTGGATGTGTTGGTGCATTCTCGTGAGGGTTACGGCATTGACGAATCGACCCTGTCGGTTGGTGACGGTGTAGCGAACATGTGGCACGAGACGTTCACGGGCACGACGGACGAGGGTCGGTCGGTGTCGTCGTTGTCGTTGGCGTTGTTGCGTCTTGCGGTCACGGTGCACTGTGCGGACAATGACGGTGACATCGGGTTCCGTGACGGGTTCGCCGGTTTCACTCGTTCGGCTCTTGCGTTTCTGAGAACTACGGCGGGGTGATTGCCGAGCCCCCGAGTCGGTTTCGGGGTTGTCCGGGTTCGAATCCCGGCGGGGGCACTGCGTCGACATCGGGTCGACGCTTCAATAGATAAGGGGTAGACAATGAAAGCAGATAGGGAGACACGGCGCGCGGTGCGTCGTATTGCTCGGCGGTGGGGTCGTCCCACGTTGCGCCGACTCATCGATGAGGGCGGGCGTGTCATCGTCCGTCGTGCGGTCGGTCGGTACGTTGTGCAGGTGCTCGCATTTCAAGGCGGGATCGTTTTTCTCGCGGGCGAGCATGGCGGGCATCCGTTCGACTGGCTTTCGGATGACGTGTACGACATCGACGATTTGCGGAGCTTGTTCGCTAACGTCGATGGTGCAGCTAGTTTTGCCGAGCTCGTGGGACGAGGCCCGAAATGATGCGCCAGTCATATAGTGCCTCATGCGATTCATGCGGGGAGATGTTCAACGCTCCGCGTGTCGGTTCGTATTTCTCCGACCGCGACGTTCTGCTAATCGCTCTCGGTTCGGCTCGGTGGGGCATCGTCTTCGGTGACACGTCCGACATTGAAACCGGCTCGGTCGTGTGTGCGTACTGTCGCGGTGTCGATCCGTCGCAAGAGGTGCGGTCATGAGTGCGCGCGGTTTGCGTCGGGATCGTTTCCCGGTACTCAATCCGACCGGTAACGCTTGGGTGCGTCATGTTTGCCGATGTGGGGAGACGCTCGATCTCGGCATGCACAAGGACGCGAAGACTTCTCCGGCAGTCGATATCAAGATTAAGGGCGGGAGCGTCACGGCGTTGGCATCGGTGCCTAATGCGTGGGTACTCCCGTCCGGGCTCGTCGACGACGGGGGAACCTGTCCGGGTGCAACGCTTGCATGCGTCGATTGTTACGCGTGTCGACTTGAATCGTGGGCGCATGCGCTCGGTCGTATGGCATCGGGGAACCTTGACGCGTTGGTGCATCTCTACGAGTGCGGGGGTCGTCGTGCGGTTGTCGATGCTCTCGTGCAAGTGGTGCAACATTCGGAGCGGGAACAACGAGCGCGAGGGATTGCGTCTCCGTGTTTCAGATGGCAGAGCGGGGGCGATTTGTTCGCCGACTGGTACGCGAAAGCGATTCGCGACGTGGTGCGTCAGACTCCCAACGTCGACCATTGGCTCTACACTCGTTCGCTCGGATACGTTCGGCATCTCGTACCGTGCGGCCAAAATCTGCGCGTTTACGTTTCGGCGGATCGGTACAACGTGCGACAGGCGTCGCGCATTGCGTCCCGGTACGGGCTCCCGGTGTCGATGCTCGCCGACGATGAAACCGAGGCGGTCGCATTGTGGGCGGTCGCGCATTCGGTCGGTGTCATTCCGTCGCCGGTGTTGTGTCCCGTTGTTGGTTCGTATGACGACGGGGGCGAAGTACCGGCGCACGTTGTCGGTGCAGATGGTCGCCGGTCGTCGGCTCGAATTGGATCACCGGCGATTGGTGCGTGCGTTGCGTGCGGTGTGTGTCTACCGGGTGGCTCTGACCGTTCGGTGACGTTCACTGTGCACGGCAAGCGGGGCAACCCGTCGACCGGTGGGCACATGGCGCGAGCGGTTGCGGTGCGTCTTCGACGGGTGGCATCGAATGCGTGACGCCGAGCGGGTCGACCGACTCCCGTGCGACGACGGCGGGCTCTGGCACGTCCACAGTCGCGGGTGTCTGCATCGACTCGGCTCCCGGCTCCCGGCTCCTCCGGTCGGATGGCGTTGGGCGTGGGGTCGACGTGGTGGGGCGTGGGGGCTCTGGCTCGTCGACGTGTCCACGGGTGCGCTCTGGCATCCGATTGGGTTCGCTCCGATGCGCTCGGCGGGAGATCTCGCGCACTTGATGCACGGTGTCGCGGTTGGGGCGTTGGGGGTGAGATTGGAATAGTTGCAACGTGCAACATTTGCAGGGTGCAGCTAAAGCTCCGGGTCGATTCGTCGGCCCGGAGCTTTTTGCGAGCTGGCAGCTAGCCTGCAGGCCCGCGAACCCCTGGGTGTGGGCTGAGAGCGTGCGAACCGACTCAAAATATTTTCGCGTTTCTCGATGCGTTGACCGGACGCTTCTCAAGGGAGTGCGTACCGACAGGCGTGTGACCTTGTATCGTCTCGTGTATGGCAACGGTGCGTGGGGTGACAGCCAATTTCCTGTCGGGTTACCGGAGCGTGGATACTCGCAAGCGGTACAAGAAGGACATCATGACGTGGCAACGCTGGTGTACTGAGGCGGGGGTGCATCCGTTGGATTGCACGACAGCTCATGCTCAGGCGTTTGTCGATTGGATGGCGGCCAAGTACACGCCGGGGTCTGTGGCGTCTCGTCGTACGGGTGTTGCCAAATGGTTTGATGCTTTGGTCGAAGCTGGGGTTGTGCCGGTGCATGGTTTGCATTCGGTTGATGTCCCGAAGCGGGGACCTCGAGCACCGTTTACGGGGATGCCGACCGATGAGGAGATGCGCGCCATTGTGGAGGGAGCTGCGACGCTTGGGCCACGATGGGAATGGGTTGTGTCGATGATCGGCTGGGCTGGCTGTGATTGCGGGGAGATTCTGCGGGTCACGAAGCAGGATGTTCGGACGTGGAATGGGCGCACGCTCGTCAAGGTGGTGTCTCGGCGGGGCAGGGCACGGGAGATCCCGGTCGATGGGCGTCTCGAGGTGCTGACGTTGGGGCTTGCAGCCGTGTTTGCGCCCTCTACAAGCCTCGCTGGCGTGTCTTCGACCTCATATGCGGCCCAGACTGTCAACAGGCTCGCTAAGGCCGCTGTAGGGCGTTCTGTG